ATCGTATCTATCATAGGGGCTGTCTCAACAATAGCCGGTGCTTTTATTGCTGTGAATAAGGGGAACAGGGAGAAAGAGATTAAAGATGCCCAGCGTGAGCAGTGGCAAAAGGACCAGTTTGACGCTATTAACCACAAGCTAGATATACATAATGGGTATGCTGAGAAGTTTAGTGATATAAGCCGTTCTATGGTAGCTATGCAGAAGGACATTGAGTATCTGAAGCAGAAGTAAGCGAGGGGGCTTATTTTTTTATGGTATAATATAGGTAAGCTTAACAATTATCAAAGGAGGCTACAGCCGTGGATAACGATATAACAGTTGAGGTCTTGGAACTTGACTTGAATGACCTCACCTTGTCTGAAAAGAACCCTAGAACTATCTCTAAAAAGGATTTTGCTGTTCTGAAAAAATCTATTAAAGACTTCCCTAGTATGCTGGAAGTAAGGGAGATTGTGGTAGATGAGAACAACCGAGTGCTGGGAGGCCACCAGAGGATTAAGGCTCTACAGGCTCAGGGCAAGACAAAAGTGAAGGTTAAAAGGGTGTCTGGCTGGACTGAAGAAGAAAAAGACGAGTTTATGATTAAGGACAATATCGCCAATGGTGATTGGGATAATGATAAGCTTGCGAATGAATGGGATAAGAATAAGCTGGAAGAATGGGGCTTGCCTCTGAAGATAGCTAGTAGCTCTGATTATAAGGAATTGCTGGAAGTAAGCATTCCGTATTATACCCCAGCTGAGAATTGCCCAGAAAGCACCGAATTAGCCGATTTGAGCGAGGTTGAGGAGCTGAATAATATAATCACTAAGTTAAAGCCTGAAAAGGGCTTAGAGAGCCTTCTGAGGGCTCGTGCTGCATTCTTTGCCGAGTTTGACTTCCAGAAGATTGCCGATTATTATGGCCACGCTGATGAAAAGACACAGGAAGTGATGAGAAGGCTGGGGCTGGTGATTGTAATGCCGAAGGAGGCATACGAGAAGGGTATGTGCGACTTCAGGGAGAGCTTTGATGAAGAATGACGATATTGCGGTATTAGTGATGACTATCCAGAGAGCTGGAGCCAATAAGACTACTCGCTATCTAGATAGGAATAATTTTGATGACTATTATGTGATGATACCATCTGGATTAGACCCTGAAATTGCTGAGAGCTATGGAGAACACGCTGTAGTCTATGATGTAGATGAGATGAAGAAGAAGGTGGATTTTATGGGGACTGGGATTGAGAATGGCTGTGCTGTAGGCCGTATGGCTTGTAATGACTGGATAAGGAAGAGACCAGATTATAAGGTGGCAGTAGTTCTAGATGATGATTATGGTGGAGTGGTATCCGATTTTACTACGACCCCAACGCTGAACAATAAGACCTTCTATGATATTGTGAAGAGTGTATATAAGCTCGGTAAGGATTTAGGGATTGAAACTGGTGGATACTCTGGGGGTGCTCACCCTGATACTAAGAAGAACATAATGAACATCTTCTTGATTGACAAGGATACGAAAGACTTGGGATTAGACAAGATACTAGATGAAGATATATGCCACTCTATCTATAACTGGCATAGGGGGATTGCTACTTTTGGATTGGCGAATGTTATTAGAAGTGGTGCTCAGACAGCTGAGATGGAAAAGCTAGATGGCAATACGAAACTTATCTACGCTACGGATAGGAGCTATAGGAAGAGCTTTGGAGCCGTGCTGGCAGACCCTAAGAACGCTAAGCTGAGCTGGAATAGTGGTAATACTAAGCGTGGTGCTTTATGGCATCATAAGGTGAATTGGGCTGATATTTGCCCTAAGATAATCCTAGAGGAGGGAACGAGATGAACAGAGATGAAAACGATACAAAGCAATCGTTGAAGTTTGATGAGAATGGAAGATTTGCGAAGGGGACTGGAGTTCCTGCTGGATTTAATGTCCACCCTGAGAATAGACACAATGGTAGCTGGCATAAGGAGGACACTCCGAGATACTGGCTAGAGAGTATGATGAAGATGGGAGAGACGGAGCTGCAGAAGATTTATGATGATGAAAAGTCCCCACTCTTCAAGAGGAAGATGGCGAAATGTATCAAGGACGGCGAATGGAAAGAGATGAAGGAGATGATACAGGAAGTCTATGGCAAGATGCCAGAGATGACTATCGTGGCTGAGGCTGATGAAGAGACCAAAGAAGAGGCCAGCAAGATAATTAGGGGCTTCTGTTTGCCGTAGGGGGATTTATGGTAGTCTGGCCATATACTCTAGAAGTTAAGAAGGAGATGGAGAAGAGGGGGCTATGGAGACCGTTGCTGGGACCACAGGCTTTGTATATCCACCTTATGGGCAGTAATCCTCGCTTCCGTGAGGGGCTTTTTGGTGGGGCTAGAGGACCGGGCAAGACTGAGGCTAGTATCGCTCTAGGGGCTGATAGGATACCGAACCCTCATTATAGGGGATTAGTATTGCGTAGGAACGCTAGAGACCTTGCAGATTATGAGGCACGCTGTGAAGAGGCTTATCAGTGCTTTGATGTCCAAGTGAGACGAAATCCAATGGTGCTTAGGTTTGGAGCGAACTCCCAGAATACGAAGGGGGCTGTCGTTCAAGGTGGCCATCTCCACGACTTAGGCTCTTATATCCAGTATCAGGGCCAGCAGTTCTCTAGGATTTTTATAGAGGAGCTAACGCAGATACCTTCTGAGCTTTTGTATAAGCAGATTATGTCCTCCTGTCGTTCTATCTATCCAGAGCTGTTCCCCCAGATGATTTTGACTGCGAACCCAGGTGGTGTCGGAATGGGCTGGGTGAAGAAGAGATTTGTGGAGCCGATTGACCTCCGAGATGGAGATTATACCAAGACCGAGCTGGAGAATGGGGACACCCTCTATGAGGATAACAAGATTAAGTGGTGGCAACACAGATACGAGTGGAAAACTGAGGAGGGTGAAGAGCGACTGACGATTTGGAATGAGATTTTTGACAAGGAAGAGAACGCTATGGCGAAGGAGGGGCAGGAGGTGTATCGCATCTTCGTCCCTGCCACCGTTGATGATAACCCTATATTGACTAAGAATGACCCTGCCTATGTGAATATGTTGGAGGGCTTGAAGGCTACGGATACGGCTTTATACGAGGCTTGGAGGCACGGAGACTGGAGCGTATTCGCTGGGCAGGTCTTTACTGAGTTTGATAGGGATAAGCATATCATTAACAACTTTGCTGATATTGGCACGACTACGGAAGAGTTTAATAACGCTGTAAAGATTATCTCTATGGACTGGGGCTACTCCGATAATACGGCGATTTACTTTACTGCTCTGATAGATGGGAGACCGATAACCTATAACGAGATGTATGGGAATAAGAAACTAGCCTCTGAATGGGGCGAGGAATTATACAACTATCTGAATGATAGTGAGCAGAGGATTGACTACTTCATCTTCCCTGATGATATGGAGGACCATAAGAACGGATTTAGCTCGCCGATAGACGATATACAGGAATGGATTAACAAATTGCCTCCTGATAAGCAACCGATAATGAAGAAGATGGGGAGGGAAGGTGGCTCTCGTATGATTAGGCAACAGGCCACTCACAAATATCTGATGATGAAACCTGAATGCTGCAAGATATTTAAGAGATGCACGAACCTTATCCGTGCCTTGCCGAACTTGGTTTATGATGAAGAGAAGAAGGAAGAGATTGACACCCACACCGACCACGAGCTGACGAACCCTTATGATGGCTGGAGCTATGGCTTGAGATGGCTGGCCGAGAGGAAGGAAGGCGAGCTGGTCCATAGGTCTGAGCTGGTGAAGAGAGCAGAGAAGGGGATTATTGCTGGGCAGACTACCTATGGCGAAATTGGGATTGACCCTGCTGAAGTCCTAAGGAAACAGAGGAAGAAGGGTGGAGACTGGAAAACTATGTAAAGAGTTTATATAAGAATGTTTACATATAAAGAAAAATGTAAAGTTTTTATATAAAAAACGCTTGACTATACCATAAGCCCTGTGGTATAATCAAAATGTAAGGGAAACTAAAAACGAGAAAGGAGACCCTATGAAAATCAAACAAATAACCATATTTGTCAAAGGCAAAGGGCTGAAGGTTCTAAGCCGTAAGGAATTAGTGGAATACTTTGACAATGATGTGATGGCTGGTGATGAAATTGAAATAGTAGAGGTCCAATATTAAAGAGAAAGGAGAAGAGTGATGAATGATTTAGTATGTATCCAATGTGGGATTAAAGAAGTGAGTGGAGACTGGTCATTATGTGATGATTGTAGAGCTGAGCGAGAGGAGGAGAGTGATGATTAAGGAATGTGAGTTCGCCCAGAGGATTGGGAGAACAGTAAAGCTAAAGCTCCAAGAGCCTGATGGTAGCTACAAGAACCACTACCACCATTATAGGAGCGAGAATAAGGCTAAGCTGATGCTGGTTATTTATGGACAAGCCATCAGACAGCGAGGAGGGGTCGTGTTCCTATGAAAAAGGTATATTATTATGTCCTAGAAGATATGGACGGTGAGACACGATATGCCGTAGCCAAGCGTAAATTGGCGAGTGAGTATATGACTGGCTGTGGGGTATGCTACAAGAAGATGGTGGGCAACCCTAAGTATAAGAAGTTCTGCTTTATGTGGTATAATTAGCGTATGAAGGATATGAAACCAATCTCTATTATGCTATATGAAAGCGATTTGCCTCGTTTGAGGGAGATTAGGTGTATCTATTGCTCTAGAATGCTCTGTAAGATTAACGCTGATGTGAAATCTATTGTATTCGGCGAAGGATTTGACCCAGAACAGCACCACGAGCTGGTAGCTGGTATGAAGGTGATGGAGCATAAGTGTAGAGGCTGCGACTGCGTGTATAAGTTCCTCTTCCAAAAATAAAGCCTTCTCCACCCCTGTTGCGATAAGGGTGGAGTTTTTTTGATGGGTGCGATATAATGTAGCTAAGGAGAATTATTTACTATGGATAATGAGTTTGAACACCCTTCAGAGACAGGCTTGGTAGAAGAATTGCCAGTGCTGGCTCTTGATGTTCCTGATAAGGAGCTGATTGAAAACTTTAAGCGTTGGGAGGCTGATGCTAAGACCTATTGGAACGACCCAAAGGGCTTTAATCTAGATGCTCGCCGTAAGAAGAACGAGAGATACTATAAAGGTATCCAGATTGACGAGGATAAGCTCTATTCTTATCAGATACCTTATATCCAGAATGAGCTGTTTATTGCTACTGAGACTATCACGGCTTATACGACCTCTAGCGACCCTAGTGCTGAGGTTTTGCCAGAAGATGATACTACCCAGAGCAAGGTGATGGCCGAAAGCCTTGAATGGGGCTTGAATGTCCATAGTGAGAAGTTTAAGCTCGGTGAGAAGATTGAGCAGGTAGAGCGTAATATGTATCTGAAGTATGTCGGTATTATGAAGCTCTACTGGGACGAGACTTGCCAAGATGTCGTCCCTAAGGTGATTGAGCCTGAGAATATCGTGGTAGATAAGTCCTGCCGTATGGGAGACAATCCACTCTTTATCTGTGAGACCTGCACGGCTACAGTCCAGCAGATTTTTAACCTCTTCCCTGAGAAGAAAGATGCGTTTATGCGTGAGATTGGCCGAGTTCGCTCTAGCACTAAGCTCTTGAGCTCGGTATATGCTTATAAGGAGGTCTGGTTTACCGAGATTACTGATGAAGGCGAGACTGAATGCGTTGCGTGGTATATTGGAGACTTGCTACTTGGAAAATCCAAGAACCCGAACTATCTATATGATGGAGATGGGGTCCAGCTCTCCAACTTCTTGCCTCGCCCTATGAAGCCATATGTATTCTTTAACTATATGAACAATGGCTCCCATATGATTGACGAGACATCGCCGTTTGAGCAGGCTATTCCTCTACAAGATGCCTTGAATAAGCGTGGTCGCCAGATTATGGAGAATGCTGATACTGCGAACTCTATCCTAGTCTTTAAGTCTGGCTCCATTAGCTCTGATGAGGCCGAGAATATCACTAGAGACCCGAACCAGATATTATTGCTCCAGACTAATGGAGACCAGCCTGTGAATAGTGCATTTGGCGAGATTACTCCTCATCTATTGCCGAACTATGTGATTAACGATAAGCAGGATATTAAGAACGCTATCCACTCTATTATGGGAACTCCGTCCCAGTTTAGAGGTGATAATGATGATGGTGGTGCTAATACGCTCGGCTCAGATGATGAAGAACCAAGCCTCTGGCCGACAAGATGCTATTATTCGTAGCCTTGAGCGTGGTCTTGACGATTACTACAAGCTCCTCGTCCAGATGATGAAGGTTTGGTATAAAGATGCAAAGAAATTCGCCTGTCGTGATAATGACGGCAAGTTTGTCTTTGTGGAGCTAAGCCGTGAGAAAATCCCAGATGTTGCTTGGGTGAGAGTTGAACACGGAACGACTCAGAAACAGGATAAGCGTAGGAATGAACAGATTGCTATGAACCTCGCATCTATGGGCTTGATTGACCCTTATAACCTCTTCAAGGATTTGGGTATGAAGAATGCCGACCAACGCTACGATACTCTCGTTAAGTTTAAGATGTCGCCTGATAGCTTGACTACTGAGATTAGAGCTGAGATGCAGAACAGACAAGCCTATATTGACTTCGCCTGTATTATGAATGGTGAAGATGTTAAGGGCCACGATGATGTTGATGCTGAGCATATCCTAGCTCACCGAACTCAGATTACTACGGATAAGTTCTTATATGCTAAGCCAGAGAGACAGAAGGCTATGATTGCCCATATCCAAGAGGAAGTCTATCTCTTGAGCCAGCGTGTTAAGCTGCAGGAGGCAAGTATGCAGGGATTACTTCTAGACCCTAATATGCCTATCACTCCTGAAGTCCCTGAAGTGGCTCAGCCGACCCCAATGGCTGGAGACCCTAATGCTATGCCTCAGGCTGGTGGAATGCCTCCTATGGGCCAACCACAGCCTCAGGGAGGTATGATGGGTGATGCCTCTGCTGGTGAGATGCTGATGGGACAGCAAATGCCTTCTCAGGCTCCAGCTATGCCGGGAGCTGAAGGTGGCTCTGCCCTGAATGGACTTTTGGGCTAAAGTGCGATATAATTAGGTTATTAACAACTTTAAGGAGGCTACAGCCGAATGGAAGATGACTTAACTGATGTTGGCTTGAATGCTCTAGAGGCACTAGAGGCTCAAGACCAAGAGAACTCTACCGAAGGTGGAGAAGAGGACACCAGCGAAACTGGAGGGCAGGAAAGCTCGCCTGAGGAAACTGGTGAAGATACTAATGAAACCAATGACGACAGCGTTGATGCTGGCGAAGATGGGGAAGAAGGAACTAGCTCCGATACGGAGGAGGATACTGCTGGTGAAGAGACAGAGGAGAAGTCTGAAGAGAAAGAGCTAAGCGATGAAGAGTTTGAGGAATTAGCTAGGAAGAGGGGATACACTAAGGAAAAGACTGAAGAAGAGAAGAGTGCTGAGGCCGAAAAACAATCTCAGATGGATAAGCTGATGGAGCGACCTGAGGAGATTGACGAGAAGATTTGGGCTAATATGCCAGATGAAAATAAGGTTATCTATAATGCCTTGCCGTATATTGTCGCTGAGGGGAAGAGAGGCAATGTCCGTGTCAAAACTCCTGCCCAGTTGCCAGATGGCTTTGAGTTTAAGAGCCAGAAGGCTATGATGGAGTTCCAGAACGACCTCCAAGCTCAGGAGATTAAAGCTACGCAGATGCAGAATGCTCTTGCTAGCCGTGCCGAGCGTGAGCAGAGGGCTATTGCTGAGCGTGAGGAGGCTATGAAGGTGATTGGTGAGATTGAGACCCTACAGAAGTCTGGAGACCTCCCTACACCGAAGGCTAAGTCTGGCACACCTGAGTTTGATAACGACCCTGCTGTCTTGACTATTAACAAGGTGCTTAATTACAGGGCTAAAAGAGCGAGCGAAGGCTCCGTCCTCTCCGTGAGGGATAGCTTTTTGATTTATAAGGCTGAACACCCTGAAGAGTTTGTGAAAAAAGAGGCTAAGGGGGATATTGAGCGTAAGAATATCGCTAGGAAGGTAGCTGGAAACTCTAAGGCGACTAGCTCTGCCGTTAATGGTGGAGAAGATGAAAAAGCACACTATTATAAGACTGGTATGAGCACGGAAGATGTGCTTGACCGTGTTCTTGAGGATATGGATTAAGGGTAAGGAGAATAATTACTATGGCAAATAATAACATTAAAGACTTTGAGGCTCAGCTTCTCTCTGGTAGCACCCCAACGACTGGGGATAGCTCTAAAAAGCTGATGGTGGATATTCTCCACGACAAGTTTGGTGCTGATGACTTAGTGAAGATTAAGAACTTTACTAAGAGGCCGACTGGCTGGGTATATTCCGACCAGAAAACTCTTAGGGTTGAACAGCCTAACGAATTTACTCGCCGTGTCTGGCAGGGTGAGCAGAAGGTCCGTGTCCTTGAACCAGGCAAGACAGTTATCGTTCCAGGCTGGGAGGCTTATGTTGGCTTAGTTCGCTTCTTTAAGCAGTATATTGCTGAAGAGCATCCGAATGAGCTTGGTGTGATGATGAACTCGCCGAAGGCTCAGGAGGACTTTGTATCGCAAGCCTTCTTGGGTGTCTATGACCCGAATGAGCCTGAAGAGGTGAAAGATGTCAAAGCCGAAGTAGAGAACGACTTGGGGCTTGTAGATGAAAAGCCAAAAGCTAAATAGTCTTTTAGAGCCGAAAAAGAGTGAGTTATCTGAACTCCAGAGGCTTTTGAAGGCCACTAAAAAACAGATAGATGATGCAGTTGAGCAGGGGAATGATGCCCTGCTCTCTCTGCGTGATGAATATGAGGAGCTGGCTGAAAAGAAGAGGCAACTCCTCCGTGATGTGGAAGATTTGGAAGGAAGGCTGGGGGATATACGAGCAAAGCTGAGCTATGCCGAGAATACCTATGGGAGGTATCTTAACGCTATAAGAGAAGGGAAGGACGAGAATGGCAAAGTATAAGTATATGTGGTTAGCTGTCTTTGATGATGGGAGGATTATACGGCAACACCCTGAGGATTTGTATTCTAAGCATAATCCTGAGGCCGAATGGAACCCAACGAGTTTTAGGGACTATCAGGATTACTGTGAAAAGCATAATCCAAAAGAGTTCGTCCTCTATAACGACAGCGAAAAAGAGTATGGAGTGCTTTTTAGCGAAAGACCAGTTATATATACTAGGAAGATATATGCTGGGGATAATGGAATTATTATACGACCCCCTGAGGCTATATATCGTGAGCCAGAGGCTTTAACGAATGTAAGAGTTATATACTATAGGAAGATGGAGGCAAAGATGATAGACGGCGTTCTAGGCGAGCCAAAATGCGTAGGATTTGAGCTGGGCTATCAGGGTCTTGATGCTGAGGGGAACAATCGCCAAAAAACTATATCCGTGATATAATTAGAGCGTAAAGCTTTATTATAATAAAGGAGAAATTATGGCTGCAACCACAACTTGGTATGAGCAGAATGGAACGGCTACTGGAAGTCCTGCTAGTGGGACTGAGAGCACCATCTCGTCTTGTGATTGGAAGAGTGTAGATGATAGCACGACTGCGAGAGCGTCTGCTCCTGTTCTTGCTGGCTCCAACTCATACTCTAAATATATCTATGTTAAGTTCTCTGGGACTTTCAATCAAATCTCGGCTGTTAAGTTCGCCCATACGGCTGGCACGCTTGGAACTGGGATTAGCTTGAAGGGGAAAATTACTTCTACTTATACGACCCCTGCTACATCTGCTCTTGGTAGCTCTACTGATATTACTTCTACGACCCCTATCGGCTCTGGTGCTAGTGTCTTGCTTGGCACGACTGGTCCGAATGATACGAACCCTAGCTCCTCCCAGACGACTACCTGCTACACTCAGTATATCGTCACGCAGGTTCAGACTACTGCTAGTGCTAATGCTGGTGATAGTGGAACCGTTACGCTCACAGTTCAATATAACGAAAACTAAGGAGGTTTTATGGCCGTAGGTGAAGAAGGAACTTACCTAACCAGCCTTACTTTTGATAGCTACTCTGTGAATACTGGAGGAGGCTATAAGGCCAGCTTTGTTTTTGAAGGTTTTGATGGGGATATGACAGGCTGTTTTACGGCAAGCTCTACTTGGCCAGTAAATGCCTCAAGCACGACTGGTCCAAAGTGTAAAGTGCTAGATGAGAACTCTGCCGTTGTGGCTGGATTGACTGGAAAAACTATTACGAGCGATACTATAGCTCCTAGCCAGTATCAGGGAACTCTAGATATATACCCTCTCTCTGCTGGTGCTTATACGATTGAGTATTATGATGATACCTCTACCCTAGTAGGCTCTGAAAGTTTTGTGGTTGCTAATACCAATCCGAAAATGAAGGATTTAGCCTCTGGTGTTTTAGTGAATAGTGTCTCTGCCTCTGCCACCTCTCTAGTGGTGAATGTTGGCTCTGGGACTGATGCTGAGATTAAGGGTGTCTGGCCAGATACTCCGTTCTATATTACGGCTATGCCAGCCAATCCGTCTGCTGGAGTGCCGAATAGTCTTGACAGTGAGATTATGAAGGTTAGTGCTGTTGGGACTGATGGAAGTGGAAATACGACTTTAAGCGTAGCAAGAGCTCAGCGTGGCTCTACTGCCCAAGCCTTCTCTGCTGGTGCTGTGATTACTAATGCCTCGTATGCTGATGATGCTGTTGTTTTGGGGGAAGAGACTAGCCCTGAAAACCCATCTCCGTGGATTGAGACTGGAGATATTAAAGATAACCAGATAACCAGTGCTAAGATTGCCGATAGCAATATAACTACTGGGAAGATTGCTGACGGAGCAGTTACGGAGGCTAAGATAGATTGGACGACTTTTGAAACAGGCTGGATAGAGTTGAGCCAAACCTATGGGGTAAAGTATAAGAGAGTCGGCAAAACCGTCACTTTAGCCATGCTAAACCCAAGCAATATTACGCTGACAGGATATGTTGAACGCCTACTCGTAGCAGCAACAGACGGAGCAATTATCGCACCTTCTATTGAACTCCGCTTCCCAGTCTATGGCCGAAATAATGCGGCTATCTATGGACTTATCACAACCGCAGGCAAAATATCGCTATTTAACTGGGGGACAGAACAGGCATTTGAGCCTGGCGGACTTACATTTACCGTTACATTTAATATTGACTAGTCTGCTCAACCGGCAACTATAAAGGAGATTAAATAATGGCAACTTATAAGAAAATGCTAAAAAATAGAAGAGGGGATAATATAATACCTGCTTTTGGGGGACAGATAGATACTGGAGATATTGCTGATGGGGCTATAACTACTGGGAAGATTGCTGACGGAGCAGTGACGAATGCTAAAATTGACTGGACGACTGTCCCTGGTTTAGCGCAGGTCGTAACTAGCTTGCCGGCTACTGGCTCGGAAAATGTTATATACCTTGAACGTG